CCGGCGGAGGGCCATGCCCTCCGCCAGCCAGCTCAGTAATACCATCGTCTCTGTGGGCAGACCCTCTTTGATCGGCTGCCCGCAGCAGGGGCACGGGTCGCCGGGGTTTAACAGCCTCATATCACACGCCCCCTCCTTACAAATTTTCATCTGGTAACGGGAACCATCCCATACATTTGGCATCAATTTTTGCTCCAGCTTTTTTGAAACTCCACGATTTTGAGAAGCCATCCCACCAGGCGACTTGTGTAATCACGGTGCCATCACAGCCAAACCTGCAATAATATTTTCCGTCGCTTGGTGGGCACTCCATGCCCCTGACAAACTGGAGTGGGACCCACCCATTCTCCGGAGGTGCCACAATGTCTGGAGTTCCGGTAGGACCGTCAGGCATTTGCGTCCATAGTGCAACCTCATCCCATCGAACCCCCGGCTCTTTCACATCCCCGGCGCCAATGTACACATTGCTGTCAACAAAACCAGAATCATCAATGATTATGATTTCAGCTCCAGGTTCTGGTTCATCCGCCCTAGTGTGCCATGCAATGCCAGACACAAGGCCAGTTCCGCCCTTCAGTCGAGGCGCTCTGCAATCATCAGGGGCGGAGCGCTCCCGCGCCAGATCCCCCTTCTCCTTCTCCATCCGAGCCTGCTCCTCCAGCTGGAGCCGGGCCTGTTCCAGGGCCTCCTCGGCGATCTTCTGTTTGTCCTCGGCCCGCTTTTTGGCCTCCCTGGCCTTGTCCAGCTTTCCCTGCATTTCGGCCACGGCCTCCGCTCGAGCCTTCTCAATGGCCTCCGGGTCCACCACGGTCTCCACGGCCACCTCCACCGGCTTCTCCTTCAGCTCTGCCAGCTGGGCCTCCAGCCGGGCCACGGCCTGCGCGGCCTGCTCCCGGTCCTCCTGGGCCCCGGACAAACGGGCGTTGAGGAGCTTCATGTCCTCCTCCATCTTGGCCCGGGCCTGCTCCGCCGCTGACGCTTCGGCCTGGGCGGTCTCAGCGGCCTTGCGGGCCTCGTCCCGGTCCTTGATGGCCTGCTCCAGCTGGCGGGCAGACATATCCACCACGTTGTGAGTCTCAATAAACTGGTCGCGCTCATCTGCCGGCAGCGCCAGCAGAGCCAGCGCCTTAGTCGCCCCCAAATCCGACAGCGCTGTCGGATTTGACCACTCACGGGAGAGGCGCATAAACCTCTGGGCCGCACGCTCGGAGAGCTCCACCCGCTCATTGAGCCAGGGCAGCCATTCCCCGTGGGGGAGGGCCTGCTTGGCCTCGGTCAGGCAGCGGCCGATGGTAAGGATGGCCTCCCCGCCCCGGCGCTTGGCGTCCAGGATCTCCCGGGTGATGACCTCGATGTCGCGCCCCTCCTTGGGGGCCAGTACTCCAGACAGATCAAGCATGGCTGGCCACCTCCTCGCGCCCCAGCAGCTCTGCCACCCAAGTCCGGTAATCCCGGCTCGCCGAACTGAATGGGGACAGCACCCCCACCGGCTCACGGGACCAGCTGGACTCCACCACCTTGTCCGTGCGGCGGATCACCGTGCGGAAGATGGGGACCGGACTCTCCTCCCGGAGGGTATGGACCGCGTCCTCGCCGATGCTGGACCGCCGCCACTGGGTCACCAGAACCCCGGCCACCCGGATCTGGGGACAGGCCTGGCGGATGTTGTCGATCTGCCGGACCAGCCCAGCCATCCCCGTGGTGGAATAGGCGTCGATCCCGGCGGGGATAATGATGCTGTCACAGGCGGCAATGGCAGACAGGCAGCTCACCGAGTAGTAGGGCGGACAGTCGATCACCACTGTGTCGTAATACGCATCCTCCGCGACCACGGCCAGCAGATCCCGCAGGCGGTCAAAGTCCGGGGCCTGCCGCCCCAGCAGGCAGGACAGCTCATAGTCCGCCAGATCCTCCCCGGCGGGGATGATGTCCAGCCCCTCATAGTCCGTGCGCCAAATGATGTCTGGATAGTGCTCGAGGTGGTACTCCAGCGCTGCGGCCAGTCCGGCCCCGTGGGGATACTGGCCGGAGGCCAGCATCATGCTGGTGGCGTTGCCCTGGCTGTCGGCGTCGATAAACAGGACCCGCTGCTTACAGCTGGTGGCCAGGATAAAGGCCAGCTCCACGGCGGTGGTGGTCTTGCCCACCCCGCCCTTGCGGTTGACGATTGCAAATGTTCTCATGGTAAT